TAACACAAGATTACTCAAAAGAAATTTGGGAGATTAGCAGACAAATAAAAGATACCGCTTTTACTATTATAATGACTGGTCATGCCTCAATGGATAACTTACGAACAAAAAAAATTGATATAGCAGGAGAAGTCGATGTTATTAAACCTTTTAAGGATATAGCAGATGTTGTTCTTTATTTAGAATCCAACGGAACAGACAAAGAAGGTAATGTAATTCCTTCAACAGCCTACACAAGAGAAACAAAAGATTTTTTTGCTAGGTCGAAATTTACAGAACTTCCAGAACGCATAGAAGAATATACAGCAGAAAACTTTACCAATGTTTTAATTGAAGCCATTGAAAAACAAAACAAAAAAGATGGCGTAGAAAATATAGGTTTCTTCGAAAGAGAAGAACAAGAGGGTTATAACAGAAAAGAGGAAAACTTTGAAGATGTTATAGAAGAGATTAAAGATATGGTAGATAAAATAGAGGATATTGATGAAAAGAATGACAATGAAGAATGTGGTACGTTCTTTGACGAAACGGTAGAAAAGTATTTACAGGGTATTAGTGTCAAGGAAGCAACTCCTAGTCAACTAGAAGCAGTTATTCTTATAAGAAATGACCTAGAAGACTTTTTATCAGATAAATAAAAAGAAAAGGTCGAAAAATTTAACCTAGACTAATAATCTAGGTTAAATTTATATCAGTAGGAGGGTTTTTATGGGAACAAAGAAAGAAACTATATGTTGCTTATGTAATGAACCAATAAAAGGACAGGTATATAAAAAAGGCAGAAAAGTATATTGTGAAAATTGCATAGAAAAAGAAGATATAAATTGGTTTGATTGGTGTAATTTATATGAATATATAAAAAAACTTTATAATGTTGATAAAGTAAGTGTAAGAATAATGACACAACTACATAGATATAAAAAAGAAAATAAATTAACAGACTATGGTATTCTTAACACCTTGATTTACGTACATGAAATCAATACAAACATAAAGATAGATACGGAAATGGATACTGTAGGAATCATACCTTATTATTATGATGAGGCAAGTAAATATTTTCAAAACAAAGAAAGAATAAGCGAACAAGCTGAGTACGTAAATGACAATGAGAAAGAAATAAACATTACAAGTAGAGTAAGTTTCAAAATTGAGAATAATCAAAAAGAATTAGATATAGGTGGAGAGTGGGAAGAATGAATAAAGATAAAATAAATCGATATTATAACATAACTAGTGCAATAGAGGTACTAGGGGCATTATTTAATGAGCCATCTTTAATGAACAAAAGTGAATACATACTAAGAGAAGAAGATTTTGTTACTCCAACTCACAGGGTTATATTTAAATGCATTTATAACTTGGGAATCGTAAATAATTTTAGAGAAATTAAAATAGGGGACATCGAATCTCATCTTGTTCAAAGAGACCCTTTGAACCATAAGAGGATATTTGAAAACGAAGAGAATTTAAAATGGCTGACAGAGTTGACCGAACATGAAAATAGTGATTTCAATTATTACTATGATAAATTAAAGAAATTTTCATTAATTAGAGCTTATCTTAGAAATAAAATAGAATGTGTAAGCAGATTATTTGACCCTGATGAAATTGAAATAAAGTTAAGAGAACAACAAGAAAATAGATTGGACAATATGAGAATTGAAGACATAAAAAAATACGTAAATGATAATTTAAATGAGGTAAATACCATTTTTACTTCATACAATGAAACTTTAACTCACAGGAAAGCTGGAGATAAAGCTGAAGAACTATGGGAAACATTATTAGAAACACCACCATATGGATTTAATACAGAATCTCAATATTTAAATACTTCAATTATGGGGTGGCTACCAGAAAAACTAATAATAGAAACCAGAGGAAGTAACATGGGTAAATCAAGAAATGCTATAAAAAGGCTAGTAGATGTGTGTTCACCTTACATATGGGACTATAATGCTAAACAGTATATTGAAAATCCAAATCAAAAAGGCAATAGTGGCTTATATATTGGTACAGAAATGAATATATACAAAGAATTAGAACCGATGATATGGTCTTTCATATCAGGAGTAGAACAATCTCATATAATGAAAAGGAGATTTGAGGAAGGCGAGGAGGATAGAGTGCTTCAAGCCATACAATATAGCAAACAAATGAAAGTATTTTTAGAAGATAAACCAGATTATGATGCTTCTTGGATGTGGAAAACTGTTGAATATTATAAACAAGAATATAATATTTGTTTAGTTTGCTTAGACTACTTAGAAATAACTCCTTCTATTAATTCTGAATATGTTAGAAATGGAGGAACAAAAGGTAAAGATGATATAGCCTTAATTACCTTTACAAATGAATTAAAGCAAATAGTAAATAGATTTAATATAACAATGATATTTTATACTCAATCTATAAAAACTTCTGATGTTGAAAAAATGGACTATTGGGACAACAACTGTATAAAAGGATGTGCCAATTTACACGTAAAAGTAGATGTAGGATTAACAGTATTCCCTCCTACTCCTAAAATGTTAGATACGATGAGTGAAGTTATACAATCGCATAATAGAAAGTTAAGGAAGAAGGAAGGGGTTTCATTTAATCATAATCCTAATGCAATTTATACTTTATACAAAAACAGAATAACTCAAATAAAAGAAATAAAAATATGGGGATATTTAGATAATGGTACAGGTAGATTTATAGAAATGTTTGTAACAGACAGGGAAAATAATGTGATAGATTTAGACAAGACCAAGATAAAAGTATGTAAAGATTAATAATATGATAATAAACATTAGAGAGGAGGTTGAAAATGATAAATTCAAAAGAGATTATTGAATCATTATCATGGGAAGATATTCAGAAAATAATGCACCATATGGGAGCAGATGAAAAAAAAGCTTCAAAAGATAATGAACTACTCTTTCATTCCATTTGTCATCATTCTAACTCTTTTAAATTATATTTCTATAAAGATAGCAAGTTTTTCCATTGTAAGAGTTGTTGTGGAAGTATGAGTTTATTTGATGTCGTAAGCAACATACAAGGTTTTTATGGCAATGAAAAATTTAAGCAATCCTTTAATTTCATATGTGATTTTTTTAATATAGACAAAAATGAAAGTAAAAATAAAAAACATGGATTTGGGAAACAAAATGAAAATTTAGAACAAGAATTTAAAATTTTAAACTCTCATAAAAAAAGATGTGTTAAAAGAGAATTTAAAATGCTACCAACTTACAAGGAAACTTATTTGAACTTATATCAACCTTATTATCCGATGGAATGGCTAGAAGAAGGTATAACAGAAGAAGTTATGGACTTATATGGAATAAAAATGGATTTGTTATCTCAACAAATAATAATACCACATAGAGATATATTTGAACGATTGGTAGGAATACGTTGTAGGAATTACAAAAAAGAGTTACTTCAAGATGGTAAGAAATATATGCCCGTATATATAGGTAAAGAATGTTGTAGTTATCCTATGGAATTTAATTTATATGGTTTATGGAGGACTAAAGATAATATTATACAACAAAAAAGAATTGTATTATTTGAAAGTGAAAAATCACCACTTAAAATATGCTCATTGTTTGGAGAGAAAAATAATATAAGTGTAGCAACATGTAGCATGAATTTTTCAGTTTACCAAAGAGATATCTTATTATTGCTAGGAGTTGAAGAAATTAATATATGCTACGATAAACAATACGAATTAGATAGATTGGATTACTTTAAAGATAAAAAAGACAAAGATTTAACAAAAGAAGAGTTGATAGATAAAGAGAAGAAAATTAAAGAATATAATAGCTATTTTAAAAAATTATTGAAGATTTATAAATTAGTAGGGAATCATATGCAAATGTATGTGATAGCTGATTTTGAAAACAGGTTAGAGTATAAAGATGCTCCAATAGATAAGGGCAAAGAAATTTATGAAGAACTATTTAGAGAAAGAAAATTGATTTATGATGAGAGTATTTTGGAAGATATGTTAATAAAGGAACTTTAAATAGTTGCAAAAAATCATAACAAATAGTAACATAT